AATGCAGGTTGGTGGTTTAGCCACACAACAAGCCTTTGGTATTGATCAAATCAAACACTTACAAGATGAACTTAAAGTTATACAAGATGGTCTTGAAGAAAAATATGGTAAAGTTTCAGTAAACTTACAAGACGGAACCATAAAAGAAATCCCTGAAGAAGATGGACAGCCTGATACGAAAAATTAGTATAGGAAAGGATTATAAAAATGAAGCTATGCACTACGCCGTTGGCCAAGAGGTTTACGGCGGGCATATCATCGATAGTATAATTGAAGATGATGATAAGTTTAGTATATTTATTAAAAAAGCTGACGAGATTTTACCTTGGAAGGATTTTAATAAAAACATGGCAATAGCTGTTGAATTTAATCTTGAGTATTAGTGAAAAGTGTTTTAAACTTTATAGTTAAACCTTTAAACAATAATAGATACAATAATAAGAAAAAAGTAAGTGATAAAGAGTTAATACTTAACACAGAAATTTTCTCTCATCAGCATGTTAATAGATACGCTGAAGTTGTAGCTGTACCTAGTGTTGGTGATACTGATATACAAGTTGGTGATACTGTTATAGTTCATCATAATGTATTTAGAAGATTTAACGACATGAAAGGTGAAGAGAAAGATAGTAAAGCATATTACAAAGATGATATGTATTTTGTTTTTCCCGATCAAATATTTTTGTATAAACACGAGGATAATTGGAAAGCTAATGAGGGGTTTTGTTTTGTAAAACCTATAGAATCTAAATCTAATGATATTTTTAATACAGATAAAGAAGAACCTTTAGTTGGTATTCTTAAACATCTTGATAATTCTTTATTAGAATTTGGTTTAAAATCTGGAGATTTAGTTGGTTTCAAACCTAATACTGAATATGAATTCATTATAGACGATCAAAAGTTATATAGAATATTTAGTAAATCAATTACAATGAAATATGAATATCAAGGAGAAGAAAAAGAATATAATCCAAGCTGGATATAAAGCGGTAGATGAATTAATAAAGGTAGCTAAAGAAAAGATTGTTGACTCAGATGATGATATATCAGCTGATAGATTAAAGAACGCTGCTGCTACGAAAAAGCTAGCTATATTTGATGCTTTTGAAATATTAACTCGAATTCAAGAAGAGGAAGCTATATTAAATAATAAACCTTTAGAAAAAAAAGAGGAATCATTTAGTGGTTTCGCTGAAAAAAGATCTAAGTAATGAAGTTTTTATGTTCTAGTTGTGGAGCTTGTTGTAGAGCTGCTGGAAAAATGGATGGTGCTAAATATGGTTTACCTATAAATAAAGACGGTAGTTGTGCTAATTTAAAAGGTAATATTTGTTCAGTATATGAAGATAGACCTGATATTTGTAAAGTAAGTAAAATGCACAATAAAAGTATTCTTCAAACTAAAAAACAATATTTTAAAGAAGTAACTAAAATTTGCCACGAATTGATAGATGCGGAGGGATTAGATGAGAGCTATAAAATAGATGTTAAAGAATATAATTAAATTATGTATCAACAAACCTTATATAAAATAATAAACCCCATAAAAATAAATACCATTAATAGACTTAATAAGTCTAAAAAATGGGAGTATGGATATAATAAAGAACACGATTTAGTTGTTATATCTAAAACTGGTGAGATTGGTGATATATATGAAATACAAAACTTTCAAATAGCATTACCTAAGGTTCCTAAAAAAATACATAAGTTTAATAGTGACAAATGGGAGGTAACAGAGTACCCCAAAGCTCTTAAAAGAATTAAAACTATATTTGATTGGAAAGAATACCCAAAAGATTTCAAAGAACAATGGGTGGATTATATAGAAGAAGAATTTAAGAGAAGAGAAGAAGGATTTTGGTATTACAATAAAGGAGTACCAACATATATAACAGGTACACATTATATGTATCTACAATGGTCTAAAATCGATGTTGGACAACCTGATTTTAGAGAAGCAAATAGATTATTTTATTTGTTTTGGGAAGCTTGTAAAGCTGATAAAAGATGTTATGGGATGTGCTATTTAAAGAATAGACGTTCTGGATTTTCGTTTATGGCTTCTGGAGAGTTGGTTAATTTAGCCACAATTTCAAGTGATGCTAGATATGGTATATTATCAAAGACTGGCCCAGATGCTAAGAAAATGTTTACCGATAAGGTTGTTCCAATATCGGTTAATTACCCATTCTTTTTTAAACCGATTCAAGATGGTATGGATCGTCCGAAAACAGAATTAGCATATAGGGTTCCAGCTAGTAAATTAACTAGAAGAAATATACAATCAACAGATAAACAAGAAGATTTACAAGGATTAGATACAACTATTGACTGGAAAAACACAGGTGATAACAGTTATGATGGTGAAAAACTAAAACTACTAGCACATGATGAGAGTGGTAAATGGGAAAGACCTAATAATATTTTAAATAACTGGAGAGTAACAAAAACCACATTAAGATTAGGTAGTAGAATTATTGGTAAATGTATGATGGGATCTACCTCAAATGCTTTAGACAAAGGAGGAGATAATTTTAAAAAATTATATAATAATTCAGATGTTACAAAAAGAAACCGCAATGGACAGACTAGCTCAGGATTATATTCTTTGTTCATACCTATGGAATGGAACTACGAAGGATTCATTGATTCTTATGGACACCCTGTATTCGATACGCCAGAGACTGAGGTTAAAGGCCCAGATGGGGATTATATAGATATAGGTATAATAGAACACTGGAATAATGAAGCTGATGGTTTAAAAAATGATGGAGATGCTTTAAATGAATTTTATAGACAATTTCCAAGAAATGAAGAACATGCTTTTAGAGATGAGACTAAAAACAGTATATTTAATTTAGCTAAAATATACGAACAAATAGATTACAACGAAGAAATTGGAAATGATCATATAACAAGAGGTAGTTTCCAATGGATTAATGGTATAAAAGATACAAAGGTTATGTTTTATCCAGATCCTAAAGGTAGATTTAAAATATCATGGACACCACAAACACATTTACAAAATAACGTAATATCTAAAGATGGTAGAAAATTTCCAGGTAATGAGCATATGGGTGCTTTTGGATGTGACAGTTATGATATATCAGGAACAGTAGATGGGCAAGGATCAAAAGGTGCTTTACATGGTTTAACAAAGTTTAGTATGGAAGATTGTCCTACTAATCAATTCTTTTTAGAGTACATAGCTAGACCACAAACCGCCGAGATGTTCTTTGAGGACGTTCTAATGGCGTTAGTTTTTTACGGGATGCCTATACTAGCGGAAAATAATAAACCTCGTCTATTGTATTATTTAAGAAGACGTGGTTATAGAGGTTTTAGTATGAATAGACCAGATAAAACATGGAATAAACTATCTGTAGCAGAAAAAGAAATAGGTGGTATACCTAACTCAAGTGAAGATATTAAACAATCTCACGCAGCGGCAATTGAAATGTACATACAAGATAACGTAGGTATTAAAGGGGATAGGACTGGTAGTATGTATTTTAATGAAACATTACAAGACTGGGCAAAGTTTGATATAAACAATAGAACAAAGCATGATGCCGCAATAAGTTCTGGTTTAGCTGTTATGGCTTGTAATAGACATTTATACAATCCAAATGCTAATCTTGAAAAAAAGAAACTAAACATAAAAATAGCAAAGTATGAAAATAAAGGTGCTTTGTCTAAATTAATAAAATAACAATATGGCCGAATCAATAATAAAAGATTATTTTCCAAGTCAAGTCGCTACCGACATTGAGAAGGTGAGCCAAGAATATGGCTTAAAGGTTGCTAAAGCTATTGAAAACGAGTGGTTCGTTAAAGATGGTGCTCATTATAGATTCGCTGTTAATCAAGATAGTTTTCATAAATTAAGATTATATGCTAGAGGAGAACAATCTGTACAAAAATATAAAGATGAATTATCTATTAATGGTGATTTATCATATCTTAACTTAGATTGGAAACCAGTTCCAATTATACCTAAATTTGTAGATATAGTTGTTAATGGTATTGCTGAAAGAGTTTACGATATAAAAGCTTATTCTCAAGATCCTTATGGTGTTGAAAAACGTACTAGATACATGAAAAATCTCATCATGGATATGGAAAATATAGAATTTAATAATAAAACTCAAGAGTTATTTGGTGTTAACGTGTTACAAAATCCTATAGAAAAAATCCCAGAAAGTAAAGAAGAGTTAGAATTACACATGCAGCTTAATTACAAACAAGCTGTTGAAATAGCTGAAGAGCAAGCTTTAGCAACGTTGTTTGATGGTAACAAATACGAGTTAACTAGAAAAAGATTTTTTTATGATTTAACTGTATTAGGAATGGGTGCAGTTAAAAATACTTTTAATACATCAGAAGGTGTTAAGATAGAATATGTTGATCCAGCTAATTTAGTATGGTCTTACACAGAAGATCCATATTTTGAAGATATATATTATGTAGGTGAAGTTAAAACAATACCTATAAATGAAGTTGTAAAACAATTTCCAAATCTATCTAACGAAGATATAGAGGAAATAGCTGGTCAAAGTTTTAGAAAGTCTGGTCCTTATGCTCACGATAAACATGGCAATCCTGATAAAAACCAAGTTCAGTTATTATACTTTAATTATAAAACGTTTTCTAAAGAAGTTTACAAAGTAAAAGATACAGCAACTGGTGCTGATAAAGTTATAGTAAAAGATGAAAGTTTTAACCCTATATTAGATGCCGCGTTAGAATCTAGATTTGGTAAGTTAGAAAGACAAATAGAAGTTTTATATGAAGGTGTTTTAGTTATAGGTACTGACAAATTATTAAAATGGGAGTTAGCTAAAAACATGATGAGACCTAAAAGTGATTTCACTAAGGTTAAAATGAATTATGCTATCGTTGCTCCAAGAATGTATAAAGGAAAAATAGAATCATTAGTAGGTAGAATAACTGGTTTTGCTGATATGATTCAATTAACACACTTAAAACTACAACAAGTTTTAGCTAGAATGGTACCAGATGGTGTTTATTTAGATGCTGATGGGTTAGCAGAGGTTGATCTTGGTAATGGTACAAATTATAACCCACAAGAAGCATTAAACATGTTCTTCCAAACTGGTTCGATAATTGGTAGATCAATGACTAGTGATGGTGATATGAACCCAGGTAAAATACCTATTCAAGAAATACAATCTGGAGCGGGTGGTCAAAAAATGGCTGGTTTAATTCAAACATACAATTATTATTTACAAATGATAAGAGATGTGACCGGATTGAATGAAGCTAGAGACGCTAGTACACCTGATAAAAATGCTTTAGTAGGTATTCAAAAAATAGCTGCTGCTAATAGTAACACAGCAACAAGACATATATTACAAGCTGGTTTATTTTTAACAGCTGAAACTGCTGAAGGGGTATCTCTCAGAATATCTGATATTATAGAATACTCTCCAACAAAAGATGCTTTTATACAAGCGATTGGAGCTCATAATGTAGCGACTTTAGATGAAATGGCTAACCTACATTTGTATGATTTCGGTATATTCTTAGAACTAGAACCAGACGAAGAAGAAAAACAAATGCTTGAAAACAATATACAACAAGCATTATCACAACAAAGTATTAACTTAGAGGATGCTATTGATCTTAGAATGATTAAAAATGTAAAACTTGCTAATCAACTTCTTAAAATAAGACGTAAGAAGAAAGAAGAAAAAGATCAAGAGATGAATGAGAGAAATATTCAATCTCAAGCAGATGCTAATGCTCAAGCTCAAGAGGTAGCAGCACAAGCTGAAGTTAAAAAGCAACAAGCTGTAACTCAAATGCAAACTCAATTAGAGCAAGTTAAAGCTCAAATAGCAAGTAATAAACTGCTACAAGAAGCTAAACTAAAGAAAGATCTTATGACGTATGAATTTCAATTAAATATGCAATTAAAACAAATGGAAGAAGGAATTGCAGATAAAAGAGAAAAAACTAAAGAAGATCGTAAAGATAGTAGACAAGCACAAGCTGCTAGTCAACAATCTGAATTAATAGATCAAAAAAATACAGGAAAAGCACCTAAAAGATTTGAGTCATCAGGTAATGATAACTTAGATGGTGATTTTGATTTGGGTGGATTTGATCCAAGGTAAATTGTTTAATTTTATAATATCATATTATGGCTAAAAAAGAAGAAAAGGTAGTTGAAGAAATTCAACCTACCGAAGAAGTTAAAACTGAAGTCAAAAAAGTAAAAGATGAAGTTTTAAAAGAAGGTGGTGACATGAAAGTGAAAAACACACCTAAAAGACCTAAGCAATTAGGTAAACAAGAATCTACTGTTACTAAAGTAGATCTTAGTAAAGCAAAAGAAGATAACGTTACTAAAGAAGATAACGTTACTAAAGTTGATTTAAGTAAAAAGGAAGAAGAAGTTGTAGAAGAGGTTGTAGAGGAAGTTAAAGAGGATACAACTGAAGAACAACCTGTTTTAGAAGAAATAACTGAAGAAGTTGTTGAAGAAAAGATAGAAGAAAAAGTAGAAGAAGTAGCTGATGAAGTTAATGAAGCTATTGAAGAAGCTAAAGAAACAGGAGAACCTTTACCGGAAGGTATTCAAAAAGTCGTAGACTTTATGAACGAAACTGGTGGAAGTCTTGAGGAATATGTTAGATTGAATCAAGATTATAATAGTTACGATCAAAATCAACTATTAAAAGAATACTACAAGCAAACTAAACCACATCTTAACGATGAGGAAATTAGTTTCTTGATGGAAGATCAATTTTCTTATGATGAAGAAACAGATGAGGAAAGAGATGTTCGTAGAAAAAAATTAGCGCTTAAAGAGCAAGTTGCCAGTGCTAAAAGCCATTTGGACGGCTTAAAGTCCAAATACTATAACGAAGTCAAAGCTGGGGTTAAGTTAACTCCCGAGCAGAAAAAGGCTGTTGATTTCTTTAATAGATACAACGAAGAACAGGAAGTGAGTCAAAAAGATCACGAGCGTAAAACTTCAGTATTTAACAAAAAAACAAACGAAGTGTTTAACCAAAATTTCAAAGGTTTTGAATACAAGGTTGGAGACAAGCGTTATAGATTTAATGTTAAAGATGCTGATAAGATTAAAAATAACCAAAGTGACATTAGTAATTTCGTTAAAAACTTTTTAAATAAAGACAATGAAATGAACGATGCTACTGGTTATCATAAATCATTATTTACTGCTATGAATGCTGACGCTGTTGCAAACCATTTTTATGAACAAGGTAAAGCGGATGCTATCAAGGATAGTGTTGCTAAAGCTAAAAACGTAAACATGGACCCTAGACAAACGCATAAAACCGTTGAAGCTGGTGGTATGAAAGTAAGAGCTATCAGTGGTGGTGATTCATATTCGTTCAAAGTTAAAACACGTAAATAAAGTTTAACAAATAAAAAACAAAAATTATGCCTTTTATTAACCCCGCACAAGGTGCAGAATTACTGCACGTTACGCCTCGTCC